TATTTGAAGAGACTTTTCATAAAACTTATTATCTAGCAAAACATCCCCCCAAGCACACCATAGTTCACACATAGAAGGTGCTAAAAATATTGCTATTCCTAGATGTTCCAAAGATTTTTTAATATTATTTAATTTAAAATTATACACTAAACCGCAATAATATCTTATCATTATTTGGTTTTGGTTTTCTGTGGAATTATGAAATACCCATTTTTCGGACTCTAAAACAAATTTTTTGTAATCTTTTTTCTGATATAAATTTATTAAATCTTTTAAACTATCATCTAAAATTGGACTTTTGAATTTTGTATCAGAATTGTGAATTAAAATCTGTTGAGACAAGTGGTCTTTAAATAACAATCTATTTGAGAAAAATCTTTTTTGTTTTTTGATCCAAACCCCATCGCTTACACACACAAAATTCGTTTTAAGATCAAAATTGTCTAGACAGATGTGTTTTATTGTTTCATTTGGATTAATTTTGAGAATGCCATCAATTTTGTTTTGAGAACAATACTTTTCCAAAAGATTTCTATCAGTTAAAGTTTTAATGTCTAAGTACTTATAGTCTGGATTAGTGGTAACTATTAAGTCAGAAAATTTCTTAAAGTAAACCTCTTGCGATGGATTCGTTAATTGATCAATTAGTATTGCTATCATTTACTTTTTCCTCTAAAATTAATTTAAATATATCTTGTTTCTTGACAAAGCTTTTATTTTTATCTAAAATTTCCATAATATGCAGCAAGAGATGTTTTTTTTGAGGATTCCATAAATAATCGTAAAAAATTTCGATTATGTTTTTCATTTATATTATCCAAGGAGCAAAATGTCTACCGAATATCTAAACAATAAATCATTTGAGATAATAATAATTAAGTATCAAAAAGCACAAAGAGCAAAACAGCGGTTGAACTTCTTGCAAAAAGATATCGAAATGCAAAAACAAATCGCAAAAAATCTCAAATGTCCTCTGGTAGTTGATGAATCTGAAATCAAAAATGCAGAACTAGAATATGCCGAAGCTCAAAAAATACTGGCAACTGCCTTTTACACTCTATCACAAAACATTGTTAGGTATGCAAAGTTTAGCCATATAGATGAAGATGACGCTGTACAGGAAGGCGTTTTAATATGCTTTGAAAGAGCAGAGAAATTCGATCCCGCCAAAGGAAAAGCCTTCAACTACATGACAACATGTATTCTGAACCATTTCAGACAATTGTGGAGATCAGCTAGAAATTATCAGGAATTAAAGAAAAGATACAATGAATTGCAGCAAATTAGATTTGGAATGGATTTGATGAATAGACGAAAAGATAAAACTTATAGTAAAAATTTTGACAAGTATTATGAAACAAGATAGTATTTATACATAATTATTCATATAATTGTTTGCAATTATTTTATTATGAAAGGAATGACTGCTTATATGCTGTCCTGATACCATGAGAAAAAATTTTTTAGAAGTTTTAGAGAAACAAGAAATTCTGCACATTTTGGAGAATAGCGGTTTTAAAGATAAAATTGAAGCTCTTCTTTTAAATGAAAGTAAAGTTTATACGAAAAAAGGTAGGTTGAATAAAAGTGGAGCTTGCAGAATTCTAGGAATGAAACCGAAGGAATTAGAAAACTTCTTAAGCAAATGTAGAGAAACGATTAAAGCAGACCAATTTCTAGACTAGTTTTTATAAGCCCTATCATACCTTATTGATATGTCAACAGTTACAACATCGGAGCTTGACATATCAAGTGAGCCAAAGTTTGCACTTTCACAATAAGCCCCTTCTAAAATCCAAACATCTAAAGGATTTCCACATCCATCAAGAGTGAAAATCCTACATAATTTTTTATGCGTATTGCTCTTGGTATAAAGTCCAAAATTTGGATTATATATTTGCAATATCCAATTCCAAACTGGATTATTTGATGATATATCATATAGGGTTATATTTATTGGATCGAAGCTGGGTCTTGATGGGAAACTAATAGTTTCTTGTAGGTGAGGAACGGTTATTGCGTCGAATTTTATTGACGGTCTGCCAGCAGTTAAAGATGGCCAAGAGAATACACCATCATCGCAAACACCCGGAATAGTAAACAGATACCTGAACTTCCTTTTGAAGACAGTTTGCCATGCCCAAGATATTCCAAGAAGTTGTGCCACTATAATCCTCCAAGTTATTTATGTTCATATATGAAAAAAGGCACCAGTAAAACTGATGCCTTTAAGGTGTTATTTAATAATTTTAATCAACATCCATTGAATACTGGTTGTGCTCCAGACAAGTTGGTTCTTTTCATGAACTGATATTTCAAGGTTAATGTGATATCACATTGATCGTTTGAATCATAGCCAAGATCACCAAAGTCAACACTCTTTGGCCAACACATAAACATTGTGAATTGCTCTATACCATTGCCGCAACCATCTAGCATTACAAGCTTGGATGTAGCTGTGTAGCCACCGGGACCAGTAGCTCTGACAGCCATTCTTGGATTGATTGGGCTGCTTGTAGGTGACAAGAAGTCGTATACACCACCAATCCAATTGTAAAGCTGCAACATGCTGTTGTCGCTATCAACAATGTCATAATACACAACTTCGGCATCGCCAAAGGTTGGTTTTCCGGGCATCGGCATATAACCGTGCAAGTGATGCACGATTACTTCTTGCATGTCAACGCTAGGTCTCTTGGTTGTTTTTACGAAGTGATCAGGAATAGAAGCGCTAGCGTTGCCACCAATGCCGTCAACCCTGAAAACCCATCTAAACTTCCTTTTGAATGTAACATTTTGATCGGCAATTTTGCCAATTCCCATATTGTAGGCCATAAAAATCTCCTATCTAGTTATTAAACAACTACCGCAGTATTTTCAGTAAAGCTACCAGTTCTATGCAGAGAGAACTCAATAAAGATGAACTCAGCTGCCTTGACTGGCTGTACGCCAATTCTGGCTCTCATTTCGTTTCTATCAATCACATCTGCTGTATTGAGTTCAGCATCGCATTTGACTACATAGTCATAAATGCCTTGATTCGTAACTACATTCTGTAGAATACCTGTGCAAAGATCAACAAAACGCTCTCTCAATTGCTCGGTGTGTGGATCGAACAATAGTGAACGGCTTTGAATTCTGATATTCTTTTCGAGATAGAACATCAATCTTCTGACATTCACTCTGTCTAGAGCGGTTGGCCTGCGCTGCAATGTCTTTTGACCCCAGATCAAGAATCCATCAATATCAGGATATGTGATGATTGGGTTGATTGCATTTCTGTTGCCGTACATAAGGTCTTTCTCTGTCAATGTTGGCTGAGAGTAGACATCTGTGATGCCGGGGACAATACCTCTATTAACACCAGCAGGAGCAAACCATGGGAAGGACAAACTGTCGCTTCTCGCAATTGTTGCAGCCACGGCACCGCTAGGAGGAATCCAAACATCTAGATTGTTGAAGGTGTCACGAATCTTGACCCAAGGCCAGTAAAGAGCTCCGAAGTCGGAATCAAATCTGGTTGTATTGAGAGGATGCACACCATTTTGCCAATCAATGATTTCCTGTGGTGTTAGACCAAAGGGAGGATCAACAATTGCCAAGCAATCTTGACGAAGGTTTTGGCAGAGATTGAGCAGAGCAACAACCACGCTTGTGGAAGAATGTCCGGGAACTGCTACAAGATCAATGTCAACTTGCTCTGGTTCAGATAGCGCATAAAGGCCTGTGAAAGCTACAGGGCTTCCAATTAGTAAAGCGTCTTGAGCATCTGGGTCTGTTGGGAGGCCATCAGTACCACCTGCCAAAGTAACTCCAGTAGCTGGGCTGTTAACAGGAGGAGCAGCTACAAGAGCATTGTCTGTAACTTTGATATAATCGCTAACTAGGGCAAGATATGTTCCAACATAATATTGGGATGTTTCATCTTTGGTTAAGTTGCCCCACGCCTCAACAGGATTGGAATTATTGTAAACCTGAATGTTGAAGGTGCCACCAGTTTCGTTGGTAATTACAACAGATGTGTTATTTCCATCCTGACCGGGGCTATCAGCAAGAACCGTAAAGGTGGGGGTTGTGCCAACAGCTGTTGGTCCAGTAAAGATGCCAGCAGTATAAGCGCCAACTGCGTCAGAACTTGTGCTTGGAGACACACCAGATTGGATGCTGTTTGACAATCCAAATATTACATCAGCTGTGCTGGCTGGTTTAACGCTAATTTTAGCATCTTTACCGTATGTCATAGTATTTAGAATGATATTGTAGCCACCAGCGGTGACAGCTTCAAATCCTCCGGTAAGTTCTGCTGTGATGTAGTTATTGATTTCGTCAACTACATCTTGAGTTGTATAAGGACCACCGATTAGCAAAGTGGACAGGTCAACAACTTGAACAACATCATCGATGTTGACATTGTCAGTACCTTGAACCACAACTTGTAGGTTTAGGCTGCTAAGACCGCTAAAGTCCCAAGTGTCTGGGGATGTTGATGAACCATCATCAGGATATTGCACAGCTGTGCCAGTTAACACCGCAGGCTCCATGTCCTCACCTAGATAGACAGGGCTTCCGGGTCCAACAAGCATATTTTGAACGCTAACAAACTCCAGAACTGCACTAGGACCATATGCCCAAGTGGTTTTGATACCAATTGTTGGATATCCGGTTCCTTGCACGAAAAACTCGATGCCATCGACAGCAAAGTCAAGTTGGCTATTCAATTCATCAACCAGAGTGCTTGTTGAATATGTTCCAGCAAGAACAACTAAGGTTTTTGCAGCTAGAACACCATTTAGCTTCCATCTGAAGAAGGTGTCATCGGCAAAGGTTACTGAGTTGCCTACTGGAGAAGTGGCTGAGTAAACGCTAATTACCTGACCCGCTGGTAGAATAGTAGCGCTGGCAGATTCGGCGTAAGTGGGGCTAGCAATGTTTGTGTCAGCGACACGAACAATTACGACCTCGTTACTGACCAGAAGTGCCAATTGGGCAGCATAAACCATATAAGGGTCACCAGATTCAGGATGGGGATTGCCGAATATGCTTGCTAATTGTGTTAATGTTGAAATTGTTGTCGGTGTATTGATTGGCCCCTTAGAGGCAAACCCAACTAAACCGATGCGGTTCAAACTTGGTGTTGTTGGCACGAAGCTTAAATCTTTTTCGGTAATTCTTACCGAAGGACTGATTGTGTTGGAGGGAGGAAATCCCCTAAGTATTGCCATGTTTATCTCCTATACTTAAATTTCTGGTTGATATAAGACCAGCTTTTTCTGCTCTATCTATATATTCAGTTGATCTTTCTTCTTCTAAATGAAAAATATTTTTTCCTTTTCCTACTCCAGGAATATTTAGAACTGTGAAGCTTTTTGGAGCAAGTCTAGACTTGATTATAAGTTGAACTGGATGTCTTTTGTTGTTTTTTATTTCTATCATTTCAGTTCCTCAACCGCATCTTCGAGTCTGTGTAAAACTTCACTTATCTGGTCTTCATTCAAAGCGTTCACAATGTCAACCCTTGTCTTGAGAACCGCTTTTTCTCTCTTAATTGGTTGTGCAACATAAGTTTCTGCTGTTAAACCAAACTGAAATTTCACGACTCGCAAGGCCTGATCCCCCGGTTCCGTTTGTAGGTTATTTGCAATTGAACCTATTTTCACAGAAACTTCCCACAAAACGCCTCTTACTTTTATGTATGCCACAGGGCTAAATTTGGTAACAATTTGTTCTAATACTTGATTCATATCTTCTAAGTGCATAGTCCATGCAATCAAAGTATATTCAATATCTAATGGAATGCCTCTTGCCACACCAAAAACAGTATCTCTTTCATACTTTTCTGAAGCTGTAAAATTTGGCTTTCCATCAGGACCAGTTAGCCAGTTAATCGCTTGATGATATGTATAGCGAGTAGGTGCTATTGCATAGCCTGTACTACTAATCGCAAGCATAGGAAGCTTAATTCTATCAACAACTAATGTCTCGTCTTTTCTAACATTTTCTTGCACAACAGCAGCAACGGCCCGTTCCTGTGTAGCCCATATAATCGGAACTGGATGGGCCTTCCCATCTTCATCTAAAATAACAAGGTTTCTAAATAAATCCATAACTGCTTCATCACAAGCACGAACAGATTTTGCATATCTGTAAATTGTATTTCTATTAGGCGTTGTCAGATCGTTTACTATCGCTCCCGTTTGCATCGGGTCACAATTGTTTTCTGTTCCCAATCCTATTTTTTTGGTAAATATGTCCGCTGTCCAATCTTGTCCAACATTCAAACCAATATTATTTTGATTGTCAGGTGAATTGGTATATCCCGGAGGTGGGTCTATGTTTTCTGAACGCCCTTGAAATGACTGTTCTTTGATATCATTCAAAGATTTTCCATAGCTGTTAACATTTGGTCCAATTGGCTTCATAAAAATTCCTGACTTTTATCTATTTATATTATATATGAAAAGTATTTTTAGATATCCGGGTGGGAAAAGTGTTTCTACTGTACAAAAAAGAATTTTAAAATATAAACCTAATGATATAAATGAATATCGTGAACCTTTTGTTGGTGGTGGTGGAATTTTATTTGCTATGGACCCCATCCAAACAAGATGGATAAACGATATTGATAAAAATCTTATTTCCGTTTATTTAGCACTTAGAGATAGACCAGAAGATTTTATTGCTAAATGCAAACAAATTGAACCTGAAAAACCAGATGAAGAAAAAGTATCTACTAAGCCGGGAGGAAAAGCCATTTACAACAAAAGGCTTAAAGGAGTTTTTGATTATTTTGCTGAAAATGAATCATGTGATCAAGCCTTGAGATATTTTTTCGTCAATAGAACCGTTTGGTATGGCAGAGTCAGATATGGCGTTAAATGTCAAATGTATTACAGCAAACCAGAAGGATGGAATATAATAAAAAAAGATTTATTGGAAAAAGCTGCTGTACATCTTAAGAATGTAAAAATAACAAGTAC